GGTGGTACCAATATTCATGCTGGAAACTACACTGACACGAACACTACATATGTCTCATCTGACTTTACACATGACAACCTGACTGGCTTTGTTGCTAATGAACATATTGATTGGACAACCGATCAGGGTGGTACCAATATTCACGCTGGTAATTATACTGATACGAATACTACGTATGTCTCATCTGACTTTACACATGACAACTTAACTGGTTTTGTTGCCAATGAACA